GAGCGACTATTTAACGATAGCTATGACACTTAAATTGACAGAATAATTTTACGGATTAAATTGACAGAATAATTTTACATTTCTAAGTATTAAAAATATTTTCACACAATTAAATCGCGTTATATTTAAAGAAATAAAATATATAGTAATATTATAATATATAGAAATGCAAAGAGTGAAAAATAAAAGATTGATGAAATCAAAATACTTTAAATTGTTGGGAGACGATAAAGGGATAGATGTAGAAGAGTTAATAGAAGGTGAATGGAATTATTACAAAACAATAAATACGATATTAATTAATGTTAGAGATAATATGATTATGGGGGGTAATGATAATTGGGTAGATGTGGATACTATGACATTGTCCGATTGTTTGGTAGAACGATATTTGACAGGTAAAAAAAAAAAAACGATTGACTTTGTGATTAAAAGAGCGTTAGAAATGGTAGGTAAATAAACGAACCTATATTTGTGTGTTATACACATAAAATAGGAAGACAAAATTTTTGTCTTGTTTATCCAAACTGGAATTTTTATATATCAATATAATATATAAATATTAAAATGGAAAACAAAAAAATTAGTAAATCAAGGAATAAAAGATTCATATATAGATTGGGGGCAAAAGATAACGATATAAAACACTTTAAACATTTACTACCAATGGACATATCCAAAGTGGTGGAACCTTTTGGAGGTTCTTATGCAGTTTGTAGATGTGTATATTATGAGGATAAATATATTAAATATGTTAATGATAATTCTGAAGATATAATAGAGATATTTAACAATTTAGAAGAGACACATAAACTATATTTAGAATGGGGAAAACATGTATTGAAAAATAAAGGTGAATATACCAAAAAAATAGTAGAAGATTGGAATAAATTAGATGGGAATGAAATTATAAAAAAATATATAGTGGCTAATGCAATATCAAACGGATATCATGTAAAAACAATTCCAAATGTCGACGATGGGAGGGAATTTATAAAAAAGGTTAAATTTACGTCATACGATTATAAAGATTGTATGATGACACATATGGATAATAAAGATTGCTTTATATTTTTAGATCCTCCATATATGTTTTCAAATAATAAATCATATTCTAAGCAATTTGAAGTTAGCGATTGTACTGATTATTTAATAGATATTTTAGAGATGTTTAAAAGTTGTAAATGTAAAATAATGTTAGTTATAAATGATTTAAAAATAACAAGGCATTTGTTCAGAGACTATAACTTTATTGACTACGTAAAAACTTACGGATTAAGTAAAAGGAAGGAGAGACATCTAGTAATAACTAATTACTAAACGCACATAATAATATTTAACTTTGACAAAATAAAATATATAGTAATATTATATAAATGGGAAAAAAAAATGAAACCAATTTAGGTCAAAAAGTAGATGAAAAAGTATTGTCACCATTTCATAAAGAAATCCAACAATTAAATTTAGATATTAAACTTTTACAAGAAGAAATCAAAACTATCAAAGAAAAAGCAGATAATTATATCTTAGTAAAGAAAAACTTATTGAATGATAATTTAACTGATGATGTTAAACAGTCTATATTTGATAGTTTTAATAAAACAAATCAATAAGTTTTTTTTTAAATAATAAATATGTTATATAAATTATATAGAATGGAAAATTCAAAAACAGTTTCATGGTCAGAAAAAATAGGATCACTTAATCTAAAAATAGCATTGTTAGACATTCGATGTGAAATAAACAGTAGTGAAATTATCAAGTTGCATAGTGAAAGGGGAAAGATGAAAGAAGAATTGAATTTATTACTGGAACAAGCAATCAGTGAAGAGAATACCAAGATATATTCGGAAAGGGAATCGATGAAATTATTATTGAATCAAGAAATCACAGGCGAGGCGAAGAAATAAATTAAATTACTGTTATTTTAACTTTGAAAATAAAATATATAGTAATATTATATAAATGCAAATTAGAATTTCAATAAAAAAAACTAAAGAAAATGAAAGTGATCATTACACTGATACCGATACCGATACCGATACCGATACCAATACCAATACCAATACCAATACTGATAGTGAATATGAGGAGTCAAGGGATATTTATGGAGATTTAATAAAATCGTTAAATGAAATAAATGATCTTTTAAAAATTCAAATAGATAAGAAAACTGCAGAAAATTTTAAATTGAGGATTGAAAATGAAAAGTTGAGAGGAGTTTTATAAAAATATAATATAAACAACGAATTATAATATAATTTAAATTAAAATAATATTATAAATTACAAATCATTTGTTTTCTTTTTTTATGTTCTCTAATAATTCCCTTATTTTTTGTTCGTTCATGCTATTTGTCTCTAATAATTCTTGTTTCGTTTTTTCAATCTCATTCTTTACTTCATCAAATTTTGTTAATTTGATATTACCACCTAAACAGGTTGATTTTTCAATTCGCCTACTAAATTCAATTCCTGCACTAACAATTGGACCTAAAAGTGATGTAATTAAACCCGCGGAAGTCATAATAATTAAAATCGTAATTTCTATTGTCATTATAATATTATATTATATTATATTATATTATATTTTATATATTTCAATCGTTATATTAAGCATCTCCACCGATTGTTAAAAACGCATCTCTTATAATAATGCTTGTTGATGCTCCAGAGTTCTTAATAAATCTTAAAGACATTACGGTTTGACTTGTAGGTAAATTTCCCGATGGGAATTGAAAATCCAACTTGTTAATTCCAGTGGTTAAAACTAATTGGACATTTAGAATATCTGTTGTTGTGTCTTCATTATAAATTGAAAAATTTACATTGGCAGAATTATCAGCATCAGCATAAATATATAAAGTGGCATCTCCTGAATATTCTCTATATTTTGTGGAATTTCTCCATAATTTACTTCCTATGTTAGTTACCGTTGATAATCCGTTTATATTTGATGTAGGATCATAAAGACTAAACGGGTATTCATTTTGATACGTGTGGGCTATTTCTCCATTACTTTGAGCAAATGAATGTAGATAATCTCCAGTAGCCGCGTTTCCAACTCTATGACCATCTGTTCCATTTACACCAACTTTTACCACACCGTCAGCAAGAACATCATTACCAGAAATTACATTATTTTCCGCTTTGAGGTTTGTGGTAGTAGTAATATCACCAACTGAAACAATTTTACTACTTTTTGCAAGAGCATCAGCATTACTAATATTACCAAATACAACGTATGCATTTGCAGCATTTATAGGATTTATATAGAGGGGAGTCCAATTTGAAGCAATTTTATTATTTGACCCTATTGAGGCTTGTAAAGTGTCTCCTTGGATCGTTGAATGTCCAGCTATAAAACAACTCGCATTATCCTCAATACCATCGTAAATACATTTAATAGTCCAGTTAAATGCTCCTGATTTTCCTCCAAAAAGTGCCCCATTATTTTGGATTGTTGAGAACCTAACGGCACCCGTTCCATTACCGTCAATAAATATGTCATCATTTGTTCCTATTGAAGTAATTTTATTTGTTTGGACCTTATCGTTAGCTCTACATTCATCTACTTCAGACATATATTTACTATCTCCAATATTTTGATAAAGGACAGGTTGGGAATTAATATTATAACTTTGATTTTCTGGGATGTTAATAGAACCATCTACATTTACATCCGCAACGCTATCAGATATTTCACTACCTCCTTTACATACTGCTATTTTATTGGCAGTTAGGACGTCTCCAGATGCTTTTTTAACTAACTCACCACCTTCAAAACTGAACTCATCAATTGTTATCCTATCTGTATTTAATTCTTCACAATATAATTTATAATTATTTTTTAAAAATAAATTTGAAATTGACATTTATAATATATAACGATATAATAAAATATCTTTTTAATTATAAAATATATAGAATTAAAATAATAAAAATTATAAGAACCTATAGTATAATACAATGAGTTTAAATATTTTGCCATTAGATTTAGTTAATGAAGTTCCACAAGAATTTGATTTAAAAGAAAAAAGAGCGTATAGCGTTTTAAACGGTCCTCAAGAATTCACAATTAGAACTTATGAAGGTCAATCTAAATCAAATTCCAATATATCAATAACTGCAGATCCACCATCTGAAAATGACTTGATATATCCAGTTTTCTGGAAAGAAGTAGAGTTTGAATTTGTGGCGAACGTAAAGAATACAAACGCCAATGCTACCCGAGGATTTACAGGAGAATTCGGGAATGCACCAACAACACCACCTGCTGATAAAGCAGGTCAAGACACAAGTCACTATATAGCGCCAAGAGCATTCCCAATATCTCAAATTATGGCGACAGAGTCAGTTTCATTGAATGGGGCACAATTCACAACTAATTTGAAAGATTATAACAATTGCTTTATAAGATTTTGTAACGATATTCAAGATAGAAGTGGTAAATATAGTTTAACACCGTCAATGTTAGACGAATTACATTTATACTCACAAACAGATAAAACATTCAGAGATCCTTTTGCGAAATATGCGGATTCCTTTATCAGAGATTCAAGAAACGCGTTTTGGGGTTGTGACTATGATGCGATAAAAGGATCAGGAGATGGGTCAAATGCAGCTAATTGGGGATCTGCAAATACAATTCAAATTAATGCAGCTGATGACAAATATGTAGGGTTCAAAGTTAAATGTCTTGAACCCTGTTTTGTAAGTCCTTTCTGGTATCAAAAGAAAGCTTTGACACAAATTAAATCACTTTCATACAACGCAGTAATTACGAACCTTGGTAGATTTTTCTGTATGAAATCAACACCACCACAAACATTAACAGACATTAGCGTGAGTATGTCCTCAAATCCTAAATTGCACTTTTATTATGCAAGTCCTAAATTATTAGATAAGATTCCGAGACAACTTTCATATAGTTATCAAGAAGTTCAAGTATATAAACAAGTCACAGGTGACATAGCGCCTGGAGTTTCTGGAGATATTGTAGCTCCAAGTATCAATTTATCTTCAGTGCCTAGAAGGGTCATTATTTGGGCGGAAGAATCTGAATCTGAAAGAAACGGTTTAACTGCTGCAGACTTACAAAAATCTGACACGTTCAAAGCTAGAATCAATTCAATAAATGTTAGTTTTGGAAATAGATCAGGACTTTTGAGTTCTTCAAAAGATTCAGATTTATATTATGTGTCAAAGAAAAATGGACTGGATCTTACATATTCCCAATATTCAAAATATGTAGGAAGTGCGATTGCATTAGATTTTGGTAGAGAAATTGGATTGCCTACAGATATGTCAGTTGGAGTTTTAAGTAATCCACAATTTGGTATTTCAGCGAATATCACTAATATATCAAGCACGACTAATAAATATACACTAAAATATGCAATAATATATGATGGTTCAATGTCAATAATAAACGGCACAGTAAGCAGACAATTAGGTGTCCTTTCACAAAATGATGTGTTAGATTCTCAATTATCTGGAGCCGAACAAATTTCTGACGATAAATGTGAAAATTTATTTGGTGGTCGTATTGCAGGAGGATTTAACCCATTAGCATTATTGCCTATGGTTCCTGGATTTGTAAAAGCGATAAGAGAGGGTATTAAATCGCCAGTTGGTCAAACCGTTTTAGGGGTTGCAGATAAAGGACTATCATCTATAGGTATGGGTAAAAACAACGGAACGAAAAATAAAGGTGGAAGAATAGCAGGCGGTAAAGTTCTTTCTAGGGGAGACCTTGCTAATTCAATATATCATCAGACCGATGAGATGTAATTTAATTTTTAATTTAAATACTAAAAAAATATAATTTTATTTTTTTAATTTTATGTAAGTAATATATAAAGATGTCATTTTTAAATAAAAATAGTATAAATCATTTATATTACAATATCAATGTTGTAAATAAACAAGATGAACCTATAGAATTAAACTATACCGATATTAGATCACAGAATCTACTTGACAATGTAGATAATTATAACGTGAGTATTTTAAGGTTCCAAGTTGATTTAAGCGAAATTCCTATTATGCTTTTTCCTACTACACAATTTGAGACATTTCAACAACCTCCATATAATACAATTGATAACGGATTTTATAAAATAACAATTCAAAACGGAAATACTGGTGAATTTACTACTGCCAACGTGGAATATATTGCAAATGGTAATCAATCTCCAGGTGTTTATAATTATGTAGATTTCTGCCAAATGTTGAATAAAGGTATAAAAGATGCATATGTAGGAACAGGTATTGCAACTACAGACAAACCTTATTTTTTCTACGATAAAAGCGCATCAAGTATTAATTTAGCGATGCCTTCAACTTTCACAGAGGATGGAATTACAAATTTAATTTATGTTAATAAAAATCTTTATAATGATTTATGTAGAGATTACCCGGGAACTAAAACCACGTTTGGAGATCCCAGATATTTTAGAATGGATAGCGCAAGAAACGGCAATAACAAATTTAGTGGTGAGATCGTTAAATATGCGTCATCAGGACAACATACCGCAGAATGGACTAACGGTATATTATTAAAAACATATTTTCCAAACTTAGGTAAATTATCTGCAGTCAGGTCAATTGTTTTTACAACTTCACAAATTCCAATAGTCAGCGAATATGTATCGGATAACTTAGATTTAAATAATGACACATCTTACTCTTTCACAAAAGTGATGAAAGATTTTGAAATAAGTTTAGATGGTGCAGATGGTGTTTTAACCCGAGGAATTCAAAATTTTGTAATTGGTTCAGAATTTCAATTAACTCAAATGAAATCAGGAGGAGAAGGATTAAAAAATATAGATCTTCAAGCATTCTGGCGCGATGCTCACGGGAGATTATTCCCTTTGTTAATTCCTACAGGTTCTACTTTTACTATGAAAATGTTATTTGTTCGTAAATAATATAATTACTATGAAAATATTATTTGTTCATAAATAATATAATTATTATTAAAATATAAGTATAGTTTAATAATGGCAGATATAAAAGATAAATTAATAAGATTAAAATCGATAGCACTATCAGATAAGCAAGTTGAGAAGATGGCAGGAGCAAAGATGATTCTTTATAAAGATTTATACAAATATAAAACTATTGAAGAATTATTAGATCATCATAATGGAAAAGTAATATTACTTTATATTTCGCCTCATGATGATAACTTTGGACATTTTACAGCACTAATTAAAACTTTTTACGGTAAAGATAGGGAAGAATGTATTGAATGGATAGATTCATATGGATATAAACCAGATGAGGAACTCGAATTTAGTTCAAATGATCCTAAACACGGACAAGATTTTAAATTTTTAAGTCTTTTAATGCTATCAAGTCCATATCTATTGACTTACAACGATCATAAATTTCAAAAACAAGGTGCAGGTATAAATACTTGTGGTTGGTGGGCAAGTTGTAGAATATTAAATAAAGATAAGACCTTAAAAGAGTTCAAAAAATTCATAGATGATATTGTAAAAGATAATGCTGAAATAAAAGATGCAGACGATGCGGTGGTGGTGTTAATGTATGATGAATATAAAGATGTATCAACAATTGGAGGTAGAATAATATTATAAAATATAAACTCCTCCAGACCATACACAATACCTAGGATATTCTTTATGTATTGTAATAAATCTTGAGGGCAAATCTAATAATTTACTTATTTCATCTTCATCCATTCCAAAATAGTTTTTTAGCACATATACGATGTTTCTTTTGGCGGTTGCTTTAGGGAATAATGTAATAAATTGACATTCATTTAACACTATACGACTTTCCTTATAATTTGTAATTTGATGACTTGTACATATGCAACTAATATTATTATGTCTTCCTTTTTGTAAGATTTGATCTTTTAAAGAATTAACTGATTTTTTTATATCTTTATTTACAATACTATCAACATCATCAAATACACATAATGAGTTAGTTAATTCATCTGATTCAATAGGTTTATCAACTAAATCATTATCTAATGATATTCTTATTACTCCTAATTTATCTAATAATTCATCTTCTTTGGTATCACTAAATAGGTATATTTTTCCTGCTCCATTGAAGCTTTTATATTCTTTGATTAATCCCGCAGCGTATGTAGATTTTCCAGATTGTGAAGGACCAGCAAGATAATGTCTAAATATCATTTTTCCACTGTCTTTACCCATCATTACAATTTTAGGTATTTGTTTTATATGACCGTCATATATATCTAACGATTTCATGGGTTTATCTTTCTCAGACAATCCACCTTTCATAATTGTATAGATACCTTTTAATCTTTCATCTTTTGGGGTTATACCTGCATTAACTAAATTTGTTAATAATGTATAATCAGAAGTATTTAATTTTATATTACCTCCATATACTTTTTTTACTTTTTTTTGTAAATCTGATTGACTCATAATTTGTGAAATATCTATGTCTTGATTTTTATATTTATTTTTTATTTCGTCTCTTTCTTTCTGTGTCATGTCAATATTCTCAAGTGTTAAGAATATTAATTTTTCACGATCATTACCTCCATCAACATAACCTATAGGGGTTGAATATTTATTTATCTTAGAACCTAAAGTAAGCATACTATATATTAAGTTAATATATAATATCTAATAATTTTATTAAATTGTAAAAAAAATAATACTCATAGATATGTCTAATATTATTATTAGTTTATTCTTCATCTAAGTCAGATTTATACGCATAGTTATCCTCTTCGTTAGTATGATAATGAGTTAAATTACTGTTTTTTTCAATCTCAATTGCTTGTAAAATCTTTCTATCTAAAAATAATTTAAATAAAGATAATGGGGATGTATTTGATTTTACATTATTTAAAACCCAATCACAATAATTAGGTTCTTCTTCTAAAACTTCAAAATATTTTTTGCCTTTATATTTACCTTTTAATAATTCAAAATCTCCCAATTGTCCAACTGAAAGTCCTCCGAATTTTTCTACAAGTGATTTTTTAGTCCTCCTTTGGAGTATCATTAGGTTATCCATAGTATATACTATACTATATAGATAATAATATATTAAATATAATTAAATAAATTATTTATGTGTATAGTATAGTATAGTATAAATGAAGAACAACAGAAATAAAAAAAATGGCGGTACAGTATCAGATTTCGCGACAGATAAAGACTTTCAGAGGTTAAGGGAAAAATCTGAAGATTTAATTAAAGATGTTAAAGAACTAAATATACCAAATGCTGAAGAATTTGAAGAACTCCCTAGATTAAAACAACAGATAGTCATAGCTGAGATGGAAACGATAAGAGACAAATACGAACAACTAGATTCATTTTATGACATGGAATTTACAAAATTTATTCAAGCTGGAAAAAATTACAAAAAAATTGAGGAAATTAAAAATAATTATAATGATTTATTAGTTATTTTTGCTAAGAGTTCATACGTTAGTATGACAACCGCAGAAAGGGTTATTTATGGATCTTTTTCTAAAAATATTGAAAAAAATATTAAAGAAAAGAATGAATTACTTTTACTTCCAAAGGAACAGAAAGACTATTTATCATCTATGGAAGATAATAATAAAACTACAATTTGGCAATTTTTAAGAAACACGGTAATGCCAATAATTAAAGAAATTAAATTAAGACTAGACTCATTGGACATATTTGAAGAAGCGAAAATAATATATCATGATTATATTTTAGGTAGTTTTAAAAAATTCAATGTTAAACCTTCAGTAAAAAAAGAAGATAAAAAAGAAGATGAAACAGGAGATAAAACAGTAGATAAAACAGGAGATAAAACAGGAGATAAAACAAAAGAAACACCAAAGAAGGTTAAAATACCAGAAAGATTAAATAAACAAGAAGCGATAGATAAATTAATTGCTCTTCAGATGGAAACAAGTGATGAAGTAGTTGAAGTTGAAAGAATAAAAGGAGCATTGCAAAATTTGAGTAAAGAAGATCTGCTTGCTGTCCTCAAATCGAGTGGTTTTAATATTGTGGATATCATAGATATGGCACCGTTTAAAGATGAATTAGGAACAGAAAAAGCATTAAAAGCACTTGAAAGTGAAGAAAAAGAACAAAAAGCTAGAGATAAAATAAGAGAGTTATTACCTAAAAAAGAAAGATTAAAAATAACTGAAAAAAATATTGATTCAATAAAAAGTAAATTAAAGATGAAGAAAGGAAAAGACTTGTCAAAAGAAAGCGTTAAAGCTTTAAAGAACAGATTAAATATAAAAAAAACTGAAGATGTTGAAATAGATGAACCTAAAAAAAAGAAAACTAAAAAAGAATATTTTGATATGTTAGAATCTGGACCTGACGAAACCATAGATTTAATATTAAGAAAATCAAAGAAAGGAGAATTAGAAGATAAAAATATAACAGAAATTAAAAGGAAAATTGAAGAACTAAGAACAGAACAATTAGGAACAGTTGATAAAGAAGGTTATATAATTGGACGTGGTAAATCTGTTAAACCTAAGAAATTAAATAAATTTCAAGAATTTATGAAAGAATTTAGAACTGAAAATAAAGATATGCTTGATGAAAAATATAAAGGTATAGGAGCAATCCAAAAAAATAGTCAAATTATGAAACAAGGAGCGGTAGAATATAGGAAACGAAATAACCCCCAAAAAAATAGTCAAATTATGAAACAAGGAGCGGCAGAATATAGGAAACGAAATAACCCCCAAAAAGATGAATACCAATTTGAAAGTCATGGAATAACTAAAGGTCAATACCCAAATACGGAATCATTCAACGAACAAATACAATTAGAAGATTCAAACGGCGATGAGTTAGGGTTTTACGCTAATCCTGAAACCAAAAACGAAAAAATTAAACAAGTTATAGGACCTCTTAGAGAAAACACAAAACACATTAATAAAAATTTAAAAAGAGGAGGAAATAAAATAAAAAAAGCATTATATAATGCAAGCGATAATAGCGATCATCAAAATATTTATGAAGACATTTTAATTGATACAGTTTTAGAATCAGAAAAAGACGGTTATATAGAAATGCCTGAATATCATGATAGTAATACATTATCAAAAAAATATTCTAAATATAATAATCAAGATTGGTTTGCTGATTATTACTTTGATGAGGAGGGAACATCTGGAGTGTTTGACCCTAAAAAAGCAGGTTCTATAAATATTTATGATAGGGTTATTGAACATTCCCGCGAAGGTATGGCAAATATTAGATACACAGGGACCCAAAAATATATTGAAGCCTTGAGGAAACGATTAGGCGTTAAGTTATAAATTATTTTTAATATAATATAAACTAATATTATATTAAAATGAACTATTTAAAAAATGTTATAGATACTGTTAATGACGGTTTAAGGAGAACATCACCACCATTTGTGAGATCATTCCTTGATAATTACGGTAATATACCTATTAAAAATATTACGATTTGTAAAAAACCAATACAAAAAACGTTTGATGCTGTGATAAATATTATATCTATGGGTCAATGGAAAACCGCTAAAGAAAATTTGAACTACGATAATTTATATCATCTATTTATGATTTTAGAATTAGTGGAAGGGACGATTATATTATTAGAAAAGAACCAAGTTATAAATATTGAGTTAAAAGATGAATATATACCTGATGAACAAACTAAATGTGTTAGTGTTGAGTATATACCATCATCTAAAACAATTAATAATTTAATTAATAATGCTGTGGAGAAATATGGAGAAAATAGAATATTCTTATATGATGGTACATTTGCAAATTGTCAAAGATTTCTAACAGATCTATTAGTTGCATCAGGTATTATAAAACCAACTAAACAATATGAGGCGTTAGAACGTTCTCCCTCTGGTTTCATTCCAACTAGCCATTTTGGTATTATAGGTAAAGAAAATAATAGTGATAGAGTATATCAATTTATAAATCAAGATACAATAACATTATTTAATCAAATGCCTCAAATAACTGGTAAAATCGTAAGAGGGGTTACAGATATTGCAACAATATTTGATAGAATATTATATGGAACCGGAAAACATTTAGGGGGTAAGAGTGAAATACAAGCTGTTATATTTGATAATGATAGTTGGACACCTATAAAAGCTAGAAAATGGTTAAAATCAAAAGATTTACAACCAATTAAAAAAGTTCATGATATTTCACCTGAACAATTCAGTTATAGAATTTGCGACCCTGATAATTTTGATAATTTTATAACTAAAGATACTAATAAAGGTATTCAATTAATTATTGGTTTTTTTTAATTCTTTTTTCTTTAACTTTTCTAGCCTTTCTAGCATCTCTTTTATCTTCGTCAAATGTTATATATCTTTTAAATTCTAATCTTTCGTTTATTTTGTAATCTCTTTTGAATTCCATTATACAACCTGATTTTTTCAAGTCAAAAATTATTTCTTCTTTTTTAAATAGTTTTTCATATATTTCCATTATATTATATTTTTCGTGATTTTTTATTGCCCTTTGTGGAATTCCTTTTAATCTAATATGAGGTTCAAAACTTTCTTTACCATCCTTTAAAACTCTCACAATATCAAGATAACATTTTTTACCTAATATAATTGTTTCCACTGCATATGGTTCATAATCAGGATCACAATCAAAACTAAAATCACAATGAAATTGTCCCATTTTTTTCCCTATTAATTCCCTATTATATTTTTTTATAAATAAATCTGATAACTTCCCAATATGTTCATCTTCAATATGCATTGAATCAGTATCTTGGTAATATATTCTTATTCCATTGTCTTCTGCCAAACACATAACTTCATTCATTATTCTTTTACTTGTTGCTAATATCTCACTTCCTATGTGAGGTCTAGAATAATGAATTTTTGTAGGGCAGTTTGTTTTAATGACCCATTTACCATTAGCTATTTCACTGCAACTTTCAATATGATTGTGATGCCTAATTATATAATCATTTCTTTCTTCAATTGAATTAAAAAAATGTTTCTCTGTGTTATGTTCTTTCTCAATTGTTTTACCGTAAATAGCATTCATTAATAATTTATATGCTTCTTGTATAGGGTTATTCTCTTTTTTCTTTTTTATTCTTTCTTCAAAAAGATATTTTGAAACTTCATTTATCTTTGTGTTAAATCCTTCATCATAATAATATCCTCTAATAATTTCCATTTCAATATTTTGGAATTCTTTAGCGTCTTCGTATGAAGTTTTAGATAGTTTGTAAATTTGTCCTTCAATTGCATTAACATAATCCCTTGTTCCTGTTTTGTCGTTTATTATACTCAATAGTGGAAATTCTCTACATTTTCCAACTGAAATTATTTTTACCTCAACTGTAAAACCATCTTGTTTTAATAAAAAATCTTCGTTTAATTGATCTTCTTGTATGACTTTAGGTAATCCCTTTAAGCACCCTTTCATTCTGTTCATTGCGCTTGGATATAATGCTACACCATCAAAATCTTGCATTTTTAATTTTACGTGGTATTTTTCGTTCTTATTGCTCATTGTTCTACCTCCAACTACTGACGCTTGCGTAAATTCTCTTGGTTTATTTGCCAATGCATAACATCCATCATAAATACCTTCTCTTGTCACATATCTATCCGCCAAAGATGCCAATGTGCATACTTCTGTAATTATATCTAAACCTGTAATCGTTTTCATCCATTCTCTAAACTTTTCAAAACCTTTCATTAATACTATAACATCCATTTTACAATACCTTTTCGCGTATTCAATCATATCAATGCTATCTTTTTTTAAATCCCATTTATTAATTGTATCTTTGAATGATTTTTTAAAATCTTCAAATTCATCATCATTAATAAATTGTCTAGATTTCGTTGCCTTAATAATTGCTTCTTCTCTGGTCATTTTAAATTCAAGTAATTTTCCGTCTTCTCCTGTTTTAATAGTTTTATTATTATACCAATCAAAACAAATAGCTTCTTTTTGTATATTGTCAATATTAAATATATTTGGAAATTTTAATAATTTAGTAGTTATAAATGCATAACTATCTTTAAATGATACTTCAAGTCGTGTATCTTTACCAAATAATATAACTGATGCACTAATAATAGTGTTTCCCCTCTCAATTATATTTGTTATTTTACATGCTTCATGTTTTAATAACATTCTAAAATCAAATCCCAAGTTATGGGCAATTAAATAAACATTATGTTTTTTTCCATCATATTTTTTACAAATTGTATTTAAGAAGCTACTTACACAATTATCACCTTCAAAATAGTAATTCCCTCTTAAATCCTTAGCACAAATCATATACGCTTCATGGTATCCTTTTACTAGTTTCGTTTCAGTGTCAAAATATACAGCTACTATTTCTCTGTCATCTTTATTTCTTGGTACATATTCTACCGGTTTCACATCTAAATTTGAATATTCTAAATTGATATCTTCATCTAATTTTGAATAATATGGCGTATAATGGATATTTATTGTTTCTCTACTTATTTTTGTTAAATATTTATCTTTATTTCTTAATAAATATTGTACCAATGCTGATGATGTTATCCTTCTTTTTTCTGGTTTAGTTCTTTCGTAATATGGTTTATTATTTCTCATATCATTTTTATATCTTGTAATATCATTAGGTCTGTCTAAGTCTTTTATGTCGTCAAAATGATCAATATAGTATTTAGTGCAATTTGTTTTTTTATCCATAATAAAATAATGTTTATCCATTAAACCAATATCAAACGTTCTTCTTTCTTTTTCTTCTTCGTTTTTTGGTTTATTAATATGTGCATATTTAGAATTTGCTACATCAAATATTTTTACGTATATGTTTAATTTTTTACATATTTCTTTTAAATCTTTTATTGGAATGTTTGTATTTCTAAAACAATACGCGACGCTACATAATTCCGCATTTGTTAATAATCTGGTACCGTCTTCTTTAGTATGATTTCTTAAAGCATGATACATACAATTTTGTTTTAATTTTTCTGGATCTACGTCTTTAAATAATCCGTATCTTTCCCAGTCATCTAAATAAATATCATCATTTACTAAATATTTAAAAAATGCCCCTTCTCTAAATCCGTATTTTTTTTTTCCTACTACTCCGTCATCTTTATTTATGAAACTAAACCATAATTTTTTTTGTTCCACAATCGCATCGGCTATGACCGCATCGCTTACATTGTGTCCTGACACTTTATTTACGATAATGTCTTTTAATTTATTGTCTCTTAATTTATTTATTAGTTCTCTATTTACTGTGAAATGTTGCCCATCAATTGTTTTAACTAATATTACTCCATCCTTTATTTCATTTAATTTTTCTTCTAATACATCCAATAAATTATTTAATCTTTCTTCTTTTTGTTCTTGCTTGTTGAATGTAATTTTTACTTCTTTTTTATTTTTGTTGATTACTTTATTTAGTTTTTCTCCAAAATTATGACCTAATGCACTATTGTATGCATTTTTCCAAAATTCTTTATTGCCTTTTGGAAATTTAACTCCTTCAAATCCTGTGGTTCCTTTAACTTTCTTATATAGTTTATAATTTTTTATTCTATCACTCATTGTTTTATATATTAATAATATATATTTTTTTTTCTTTAAGTATTATTTAATTTAAGTGTGAAAAAATATTTCTTATACTTTATTTAATTTTATAATTATTTTATATATTTTTTTAATATTTTTTTATTCTTTCCATCAAGTGGATCAAAACCCCACAAGAACCTAATTGACCAATAGTTAGGTGATTTCAAATTAAAAGCAGTTAAATTACCTTCTTTGTCTCTTATGTTTAACGATCTACTTAAATATCTCCCTCTTCTTGTGATATCGTTATGTATCAACTCTGGATATTCATTAAAATAATCACTATAATTTTCATACTTAGGATGCCCATATGATAGTAAAAAAATAAATTTACCTTCATCATTTTCTTTGAATACGTCATACATTTTGTTAGTCTTATTTGATTTACTCACATAATAATCAGATCCTTTGATATTTACTTTATCATAATATCTTGAAGATTCCATAGACATTTATATATTAGTTTAATATTATATTATTTATAAAATATTAATAGGAAAATATGTTATCTGTAAATT